GTAAATATTGGTCGCTTCTTCGCTCATGCTGTCCACCTCCTTCATGTGGTGTTTTTGATGCTTGCGTCGAGTGCGAAGCTGCCCACTTGAGCGGCCAGCCCGTCCAGCTCGACGCTGCTGAGCTTCACGCGGGGCTCGTAGGTTTCAACCACAAACTCGACGTCGGCCGCCAGATCAGGCCCGGCGCTCTCGCTCGGTTTGTCAATCAGCGTGCGGTCGATCCCCTTGATGCGTTCGTATGGTACTTCGCCGCGGATGGTCTTGAGGAGGTTCTGCACGCAGGTCTCTGGCGTGCCGTTTCCGCTTGCTTTCACGGGATCACCTCGCTTTACTTGGTCAGTTGTGTGTTATTGGGCTTTTTTGATGCCTTGTCGCTGCTGGAGGCCCCGATGCCGGCCGCTGACGGGGTGATGCCGAGCTCGTTATAGGTCGCCACTCCGGCAGCCTGTGACGCGCCGCCAGAGCCTCCAGACGATGCGCTTGTGGCCTTCTTGCTGCTGGCCTCCTCTGCGTACTCGGTGAGGGCGATGGCGATCTTGCCCTTCAGGATCCTGCCGAAGTTGTCGAGGGTCGTGTCGCTGAGGTTGACGGCTGTGAGCTGTACGTTGGCAGGGCCGAAGCGTCTGCCCGCCAGATAAAAGGGGGCATACTGCCCGATCAGGGCTGTCCAGCTCTCGAACTCGCTGCGGACGTCGCTTCCGACGACCGCGGCGAGGTCGAAGTCAAAATTGAATGTTTGCAGTTTCAGAGCCTTGGTTTTCGTTGCCGGGGATCCGGCCTTGTCGTCGCTGTTCTCGGTGTCCAGCTCGACGCTGGCCGAGACGCCATTCAGGGATGCGACTTTGTGGCTGGAGACTTCCCACGACTTCGGGCCCCACTTTGCCATGATTGCCATGCAGGTCTCGCCTCCTTAATGCGGCCCGGAGGTTTCCCCGTGGACGCCGGCATGGGTGTGGCCGGTATGGCTGATGCCGGTGGCGACCACGTCGCCGGCCGGGACGCTGATGCCGCCCGTGGTGATGGTCAGGTCGCCCTCTGTCACTTCGACGCTGCCCTTGATGACGGTGATGTCGCCGGGCACGGTGCCGTCCCAGTTTCCGTCCATGCGGGTCAGGATGACGCCAGTGCCATCCTCGAACATGACATAGGCAACCTCGTCGCCGGGCTTCAGGTTTCCCATCTTACCGCGCAGCCACCACGGGATCGTCAGCGGCCGCGTGACCACGCCGCCGGCGGTGCAGGGGAGCACTCTGGCCTTGGTTTTGTCGTCGTTGCGGTCAGGGTCGCCCTCCACCGAGGAGATGGTGCCCTTTTGGATCATTTGGGTGTTGCTGTTCATTAGTACCCCTCCAGAGGTCTGCGGAGGTATAGCTTGCTCCGCGTCTTGACGTAGTCGTGCCGGATCCGGCTGATGAAGGCCGGGCCGTCCCACGACTTCACGCCCTCGGTCGCCAGCGTGACCACAGAGCCCGCGGCATAGTTACGCAGCAGCGAGCTCGTCCACAGGGTTGCGACGGTCGCGCCCTTGTTGGCGTCCCTGAGCAGCCCCTTGGCGAAGCGGTCGGCCTCCCCTTGGTCACTCATACGGAATGGGAGGATCTTGCGCAGCAGTTTGTCGCTGCCGCCCGGCGCCGCGAAGGTGCCGGTCAGGCCACTGTTGACGGCCTCGGCCACACCGTAGGCGTTGGCGCCTTCGTCACGGTACTCGAAGTCGCTGGCCGGCGTGATGGTGATGGTGTCAGCCGGCGCCTGCCCTTCCATGTATGCCTCGTTGTAGACCACCAGTTTCCCGTCATACACCAGAAAAGCCGCGCCCTCGAGGGTGCAGCGGCTTTGAAAAAATGCGAAGTCGGGGAGGTTGTTCTGTTCGATGTAGTCGTAGGTCTGGTCTGTGATGCCGTAGGTCTCGAGGGTGAGGCCGTGCCGGCCGGCTATCTCCTGCGCCAGATGCAGGAACTTGACCTTCTCCCACGACTTGCTCCGCTTGTCTTTTGCAGATTGCGGCATGGAATAGGCCCGCAGGGTGATGATGCCGGACTCGGGCACGACGCTCTCCACTGACATTTTGCCGGTTTTGGCGGCTCCGTCCTCGATGGCGATGGTGTCGCCTTTCTTAGGGCTCCAGATGTCCCACAGTTGTTTGGTGTCATTGAGCCGCAGCAGCTCGTCGCTCTGCTTTTCCGCGTACATATCGTGGAAGCAGCGGTGAACGCTGACTTCAGGGTAGATGTCGGTGCCCTCGTATAGTATCTTCACAGGGCTCACCTCCTCCACGGCGGCAGCGTGTCGGGTGTGGTGACAGTCTCCACGATAGGGATCTGCACCAGCTCGCCGCCCTCAAAAATCAGAACGTCGCAGAGGTCAGGGTTGGCCGTGATGATGGTGGTCGCCATGCGTTCTTCGTTGTAGGCGGCCAGCGCGATGCTGTCAAACGTGTCGCCGCCCTGCGCGGTGTATTTAATATAGCCGGCTATCCGCTGTGACATAGGCGCCGCCCTCCCTTCTTTCCAGTGCTTCCAGAATGAAGTCAATGAACTCGGGCTCCAGCTCCCGCAGCTTTCGGATCAGGGCGTCCTCGTCGGTGTCGCCCTCGATCTTGATCTGCGGGGAGAAGGACAGACCGCTCAGGTCGTACACAATGGAAGCGCCAGAGCCGCCGCTGAGCAGCTCGTAGTCGCTGCCGGTGTCGTTATCTGCTGCCGCGATTGCGCGGCCGGATCTGGCTGAGTAGACCAGCTCGTCGTCAGATACTCCGAGCATTTGGCCTGCCTTGGCCCAGTATGCAAGGTTGTCTGTCCTATATGCCGGGTTGAAGCTGATGACAGCCTCGGTCGGGTAGCGCGGATCCTCGCCTGCGATGCTGATGCCCCGGGTGAAGCCGCCGGTGGCGAAGCCGGAAACGCCGCCCCCGCCTCCTCCACCTCCGAACAGGCCCGCGATCTTCTCGATGACGCCGCCGCCGAAACTGACGATTTTGGAGATCCAGCCGACGATCGTGCTGAGCACGTCGGCGATCGGCTGAAGGATGCCGAGCAGAGGCGTCAGCAGCGGCATGATGGCATTGAGCAGCGAGATGACCGGGGGCAGGAGCGCCTCGACGATCTGCATCAGAGGGGGCAGCAGCGGGAGGACGACCTGCTCGACGATTTGTAGCGCGATCTCGAGCAGCGGGGTGATGACCGGCAGCAGGCTGGAAATGATGCTGACCAGAACGGGCAGCACGGCGCTGACGATCTGCGTGATGATGGGGAGGATGGTGCTCAGCAGGCTCGCGATGGGCGGTAAAATTGCCGAGACGATCTGCATGAGCGGCGGGAGGAGAGTCTGCACCAGATTGAGCAGGGGCGGCAGCAGTGAGCCGAGGAGCTGCGTCAGGATCGGCAGCAGGTCGGCGCCCAGTTGCGCGACCAGCGGCAGCACGTCCTCCAGAGCGTCGGCTGCTCCCATCAGGAACTCCTCGACGAATGGGGCCGCCGCCTCGACCGCCTCCTCGATGACGGGGACGATCTTCTCCATGAGCTTTTGAAGCACTGGCATGAACTTGTTGAGGCCGTCGAAGATGGTGTTTGCCATCGGCTTCAGGGCGACCTCGAGCCCCTGCTTCATGACCTGAAGCCGCTCGGCGAAGTCATAGGTGTCGTCTGCGGCCCCGGCGATTGTCTCGCCGTTCTCCATGAGCTCGGCCGTGAGGTCGCCGACCGCCAGCGTCCCGTCGCGGATTGCTGCGGCCATTGTGCTGCCGGCCTTTGTGCCGAAGATCTCCGACGCGATGCTGGCCGCCTCTGCGGCGCTGCCTGCGTTCTTGATCTTTTCGTAGTACATGGCGAGGCCGTCGCTGGCGCTGATGCCTTCCTTCGCGAGGGAGGCGACGCTTTTCTTCATGGCGCCGAGCACTTCGTCCACGTTGACGCCGGCCTTGTCGAGCTGGCCCATCAGGGCGCTGGCTGTCTCGAAGGAATAGCCCATTTCCTGAAGCTGCGGGCCGAATTTCTGCATATTGCTCATGAGGTCATTGAAGCCCATGCCGGTGCTCTGGCTGACCTTGAAGATGTAGTCCATCGCCCCGCCCATGTCCTCGGCGTCGATGTTCCACTGTTGGAAGGCTTGGCTCGACTCCTCGATGACGCTGCCGAGATCCTCCCCGAGCATATCGCTCACTTGGATGGCCTGCTTGGAGATGTCCTGAAGGACGGGGCCAGTCAGGCCGAGGCGGGTGTTGTAGTCGGCGATTGCTTTGCTGGCGTCCTCCATTGTGGTCGGTACGCTCTTGTAGACCGCGTCGAAGTCATCCAGTAGGCCATCGAGCGCGTCACCAGTAGCGCCGGTTCCGATGCGGATGGCGTCGGTGGCCTCGTCAAACTGACCGCCGAGATCCTTCAGATACTTCCCGGCGTCCACGACCGCCTTGCCCGTCGCGACTGCGATGCCGCCCACGGCTGCACCGACGGCCAGTGCTTTCAGGTTCAGGCCGCTGATTTTTTCTTGGGCCTGTTCGATGGCTTTGCCCAGTGAAGGGTCGATACTGCCGGCCAGATTGACGACGGCCTGCATGACTTTCCCTTTCGCCATGTGCGTCACCTCCTTCTGACGTGCGGTTTTTTGATCTTAGGAGGCCGGAATTTCGGCCGCTTTGCTTGCTCTTTCTTTGCCTCCTCCACGGCCTCGCCGTAGTCAGTCAGGAAGTCGGTCAGCCGTCGCTCTCCGATGTCTCGGACTGATGTGTGGAAGGCCCGGGCGTAGTCTCGGACGGCTCGTCGGAGCTGCCGGGGCTGGAGGTTTCCCCCGACCTCCCGGAAATAAAATCCCGGCCGATCCTCATGATGGTCATGACGTCGAAGCCGCGGATCCGCTCGAGGTCGGTGATGTCGATGTCGGGGTTGACGGCGGTGATGGCTGCGAAGCCGAGGTAGAGGTGCAGGCCGTAGTCGAGCTCGACGGCGCCGGCAGCGTTGCCGCTCTTGGATCCGTTTGCGCTCAGCTTGCGGGCGTCGGCCTCGGCGAACATTTGCGCCGTGATCTCGCTGGTGTCATAGCTGAGGGTGGTGCGGTTCTTCCCGTTGATCTTCAGGGGGTTCTCGAGTGTGATGGTGTTTTTCATGTCGTGCTCCTTTCGATAATTAAGAGGCGCCGCTCCAGTTGGTGGAGCGGCGCCCTTGCATTACAGCAGGCTGCGGAGATCCTTGGCGTGATCCACGCCGGCGATCTTTTCGATGGTGCTGAGCTGGTCGATCAGCCAATACTCCTCACCAGCTACAAAAAGCTGGTAACGGCTCACAGCGAACGCGAGCTCGTTCTCGCTGGTGTTCCCGGGGTCGATGCTGAGCCCCGGGATGCCTTTGGAAACAGTGCGGAGGAACGCCTTGCAGCCCTCCACGCTCTGCGTGCCGTCAGACTTGATGACGTTCTGCGCCCAGCGAAACTCCAGCGTTTTGCTCGCCAGTCTGACGAGGCTGCGCAGGCCGAGGTCGATGCCGATCTTGGTGATGGATGCCTCCATCGCCTCGATCTGGCCGGGCAGCGGCATGGTGAGTGTGCCCATCGCTTTGAAGTCGGCAGTCACAGGGGTGACAGCGGGCAGGGTGATGGTGACGTCTTTGCCTACGAGCTGGCCCTCGTCGTACACGGTGTCGGCGAGGATGGGGCCCTTCAGGTCGAGCCAGAGCTGCGCCATTACTGGTCACCTCCTTCGTAGTACACAGAGAAGCCGGCGTCGGTGTATGCGACGTAGACGCTGGCGCTCTTGAGGGGGGGCGTCGGGGTGACGGCGATGTCCCAGCGGAAGTCGCCGTTCATGATGTCGGTGGTGCTGTTCTCACTCTCGAGGAACAGGATCTTCGGGTCGCCGATCAGGGCGCCCATGCTGACATAACCGTCGAGCTTCTCCTGCTCGCGGTTGATGATCTCGTCCTTCAGCGCCCGGGTCATGGGGTTGTCGATCTTCGGGCTCCACTCACGCTGGAAGCCGTTGGTGATGTGCATGAGCATCCGCATGGAGACGTCGAAGATCGCCCGGGGGTCGACCTCTGCGCCGTAGGTATAGGCGGCCGTGTGATCCCCCCACAGTACCCACTCGCCGGCCCACGCCACGGCGGTGCTGATGCCGTTCTGCGTCAGCTCCTTGGCAGTCTGCTGGTCGAAGCCGCGGTTGTTGGCGTTGGCGCCAAAATACTGCTTGATGATGGGGATGGCCTTGTTGCCGCAGGTCTCCATCGGGACGCTGTTGTGCGTGAAGTCTGCCCGCATGAACTCGACCACGGCCAGCGTGCTGAGGTGGTAGTTGTTGCCGAGGTTGTCGGTGCCCTGCGGCCAGTACACCTTCGAGCGCTCGCCGGTGAAGGCGTGGGCCTTCTTCCATGCGATCGCCTTCTCGATGGTGTCGACGGATGCAGCGGTGTCATCCACCAGCGGCAGGTCGGCCACGACGAAGGCGTCCCAGTGGCCGTTGATCTTCTGGCAGGCCGTGAGCATGGCGTTGTAAACCGCGGGGCTATGGCTCCAGCCGGGCGCCGCGATCAGGTTGCAGACCGCGAAGTTTTCGGGGTAGAGCAGCGCGATGGAGCCGAGGCCGCTGTACTGGCCGGATGCGGTGACACCCCCGA